TGTTTTCATAATATTTCTCCTTTTGTTTTTAGTTGTTTTTACCAATTAAACCAACACTTACGCTTTGCAAGTTTGATTATTTCTTGCATAGCATTGTGTTTGGATATGCCTTGCTTTTTACTAAGTTTGTTAATAAACGCATAAGCTTCTTTACTTACATTGATTGAGTGTGTCTTTTTGTATTTGCTCTTGTTTAATGTTGTTGTGTAAGTGCAAACGGTTGAATAACCTACACCTATTTTTTTGGCAATGTTATTTTTAGTCATTCCCGATTTGTGCAGTTTTTTCAGTTCTGCTATTTGTT